CATAGTCATCAGTGTTGGATCGGAGATCTAAAATGGGATGGTGCGATGAATCAACAACCGAACCGCCTGCGTCAAAAAAACGCAAGCGGTCTAAACCAAGAAAACTTGGTCATCGTATTGTTGCTCCTCGTAGTAGGGAGCGTACAGACTGTGTTCCTGGTATTTTTACCACTACACACCCTCTGGCTCTTCCTACCCCTCACGTTGAGTTTCGGAATGTCACTTATGGTACTCGCTACGAGACCATGACTGACGTTATCGGACTTCAACAAATGTGGTTCAATCCCGTTTTTCATGAGAAGGTCACTTGGGATCCCTTTAACGTGTATAACGTTACGGATTCGGTCTCTGGTGATGACGTCCTTACGTTCAGTACAGGTACTGTATCGTTTTTGGACGAGATTAGACAGAACATGCCTACGCCTCCTGTCGACACTATAGATGATCTCGCGGCGAAAAGCCTCGATCATTTCACTACAGCTGTCGACTCGTCTCATTCACTTCTCAACTTTATCATAGAGTTGATTCAAGTGCTTGAGGGTAATATCAAGAATCTTCAGAAAGCTCGATCGCTCATTAATGCAGCGATGGAAGCTTTCCGAAAAGCGTATGCGAAAGCAAAACGCGATGGTTTGTCCGAAACTGCAAGCTATTGGTTAGCTTGGAATTTCGCGATCAAACCTACTCTTAAAGATATTAAGGCAATCCTCTGTGCTGTTTCCCAAGCGCGAAAACGCTTGGACTGGCTCAGAAAACAGAATGGCAAACCAACGTACATTAAATGGGGTGCAAAAGATTTTTACACACCTAATGTGCTTCCGGAAATCATGATTGATTGGTTTCCAGAATACCGCCTTGGAAGAGGCGCGTTGGCGTTCAGTGAGTCTTGGATTAGGATACGTTGCGTACAATACCAAATAGATTACAATTCTACCGGTCTTGTTCGTTTCGATATTCCTGCCTATCTTCTCGAAGGCATTCCAGGTCTCGGCACCGTTTGGGCTGCTTATTCCGGTCTCTACAATCCGCTCAAAGTCATTTGGGAGATGATACCCTTCTCTTGGTTAGTCGATTGGTTCATGTCTTATAGAACCAAACTTCAAGCCAAATTAGGAGATATGTCACCCTTAAAGGACGCTGAGGTGATTGACTCTGGTCATTCATTCAAGACGCGTTCCGAGTGGATCGTAGAACAGACTCGGGATGGCGGCATCTCATGGCTTTTCCTTTCTAAGGTTAAGTATAGTGCCTACATCCGTCATCCAGGCTTGCCTGAAGTTCAGTCAAGTCCCTTTCGTATACCACTAGAGTGGTATAACGTCTCGATATTGCTATCAATTGTCCGCCAGTGGTGGACCCGTAGGAGATAGACGCCTACGGCCTTACTTGGGTATTGAAGCAAGGAGAAGTCAAAAGTACTTCTCTACTCGGAAAAACTATGGCCTTTTCAGACCCTCTCTCTCTTAACAATGCTGCTGCTGTAGCAAAAGCCTTTAACCGCAAAAGTACGGGCATCGGCGTAAGTGAAGCTATCGAAGCCAGTTCTACTGTCTCCGATCGTACACTTATGAAGATTGCTCATACTAAAGCTGGTAAGGGCGTTGCTGCTGGCACCACTGTTGATCGTCACTTGCTTCAGTTCCAACGCGCGAAGTTTAACTCCGTGATTGGGGCTGATGAGTTGATGACTATTAATGTAACGCTCACTGTTCCTTCTTCGTCTGGTCTCACGACCACCGACATGAATGACCTGTGTGCATACGTTAAGAATTTCCTCTCGACGCAAGCTAATATCGATCGCCTGGTCCGTGGTGAATCTCAATAATAGACCAATGGTGTACTTCTACATCATTTCGTTTATTATCGGGTTCATGCTCGGAAGCTGGCACGGTTACGTGCTAGCCAGGTAAGTTAGAGGGTCCTCGGCCAGTCTGGAAGTCCACCATGAAAAATAATGGGAACTTTAAAAGCCAGATTGAGATAATTCTCGGTTTAAGCCGGGAAATGTTGCGTGACCTACGCAACCTCGATCCTAGTGTCTACTC